GCAAAGCAGAGCCACCTCTCAAAGAGGGAGTTTTCTTTCTTTCTCTCTCTCGGGGCTCAACGAGCCCCTTTCCCATTACGCACTAGTGTCTTGCGCGCAAACTTCACCTCGGGAAGTCCCGTCGAATACGGGGGCCGGATGAAGGCACTGTCCTGAATCCACGCCACTTTGTACCGACCAGTCTTACGACGAAGTCTAGTAGCTAGCGGTGCTTCATCAAACCTAACCCAATCTGTATCATACAGGAACGGGTTGTGACGTGCCTCACGATCGCGAAGTAGGTGATATAGATACGCACCTTTCTCGCTACGTGGGGTATCCTTCTGTACCTCAACTAACACCGGGTACTCGCGCTGGAAGTTTCGCACGAGTACGAACGGGTTCGTTAAGGCAGATCCGACGAGAGCCCCGTCTCCGTAACCATCAGGTATCGTGTTCCTCCTCCAATTCCTTGGTAGGAGCTTCACGTACTTCTGGTATACGGTCAGGGCTCTAGGATCCCATACACCGTCGACAGTGCCCCACCGATAGAGGTTATTCAAAACCAATATCATATCGGCAAGACTACGTATCGGGCGACGTATGTAAAAAGGCGTCACGTCCACACCGAGAAACCAGTGTTTTCCACAGGATTCCCGGAACGGGCCGGTGATGAAAGTTTTCTTTCTGTTCGCCGTAAAGCCAACATACTCGAAGACATCCATCAGGGTCTGCGCAGCATCCGAGGGGATGATAATATCATCTCCATAGACGCTGACGGCGGACTGGTCGAGGTCCAGTAACTCACACACACTCCGAGCGATAGCCGCAAAGATAAGCGACTCTAACTCGAAAGTGTAGCCATTACCCATGGAGGATATTTTCTCGTAGGTGACAACTTCACCATTGGGTAGAACTCCTTGATCCGATCGGAGATCGGTTAGAAGTTCAAACCACGCAGGAGGAAGCAGTAACTCGACAAGTTTTATACTTATAGAGTCGCTGGCTGCCGACAAGTCAACAGTGGCCAAATGGTCTAACTGTGACGCATCGCGTGCAAGGCGCTGGTTGAGCGATTGATCATTGAGATCGATCGACCACAAGCGCAACCTATCACGTAGTACTGCACCGACACCGAGCTGGAAAAACATGTTCCAGCCAGGCTCGATGGCAATACAGCGATCGGTTTTACTGTTCTTCGGAACAGTGACTGCTTTATTTGAAGTGCGCACTTCGCCGATACGGAGTTCGTCCGTATCGCCGCACGCCTTTTTATAGGCGAGCAGGTACTTCAGCGCGCGTTTGGTAACATCCTGCGGACAGGCATGCTTCCACGACGGGTGACCGTGTAAACGGTTAACCGAGGTCGTTGCGCCACCAGAGAACCGGCAGCGTAACGCCACATCCCCAAACGGAACAGACTCGCCGATAAGCTTAAGTATTTTTCGACGGGCAGTGTGAATAACACGCTCGCCCCATGACAAAATGGAATTGTCGTGGTACTTGCAGCTCGACAGTCGTGCGTTTGTGAGTCGACAACCCTCTTCAGCCGCTAGGAACTTTTCCCAGGCGACTGCTTCGGTATCTATACCGAGAGGGTGGGCATTGAACTTAGACAGGATCTCGGATCTGAGGTACTCGGTACGAAACGTATCCGGACTCTGATCCAGACGCGGGAATGCGGTATTAATGCATTCTTCAGCGCTGCTAAGTTCGCCTACGCCATACGCCCTAAAAAGGTCGTTGGCGATCGACAAATGGATGTCGTCTTCGAAAGATATGTCGACCTTACCCAATAGGTGGGTAATTTCTCTTCTGCGACTTGCTGTCTTAGACATGCAAACTCCTTTGATTTAATCGAGGGAGGGGATGACGATAACCGTCTGAACAGGACATTTCGTACTGTCAAAACGGGTAAAGTCATTCGGTATCTGCGGGCTCTTAGAGTCTGTCCAGAAGCCGATGACCATTCCATAGGAACGGTACGCCGTTACCGCGGCAAGATCAACCCAGGCGCCATCTTGTAGTTCAAGATAGTATCTGGGTGATGCAAAGATACCGGGGGGTAGTCCCTTGCGTACTCGATACTTGCCCGACAGCACATAGCTGTCGGACTGCATCGCTGTAGCGTCAAGATCTACATACCCGTTACCTCTGCAACGACGGAGGTTGCCGATATCATAATTTGATAGTCGGCTATCCCAGTTACGCCAATTAGTGTTACCGAGGAAATCCTCGACAGCATAATCAAACGTAACGGTGACCTCCGGTCCCTGTTCATAGAGATCAGGGACACCGTCCTTGCCCGCCTCGATAATAGTATCGAGGCGATAACAGCTGAACGGGCACGTAAACGAGCCCGTTCCGCCAGGCGGTTTAACGCTCGGAACATCCGGGACGTCAGGTATTGGGGGTTTAACCTCACCGCCTGACGAGCTAACCAATAACGCCGCTCAGTACGCAGGATTCAGATTATCGATAGCATCGGTAATCAAAGGATCCGCGAGGAGAGCCGCTAACTCAGTACGAATCAGCGCACGTTCTTCGTCAGTAGAATACGACGTGAACGACAGCGTTAGGTCTGCGAAAGCAGATCGCGTCACAGATGGGTCACACGCATCCTTCGTGCATGCAGTCGGGTTCTGAAGCTTAATTTGGACCTTGAAATTCTTACGATTACGAGATGGCTGCGCGACTGACACAGTCACGCGTTTCTCCAAGGCCGGCACAGCGCCAGCTTCGGAGAGTGTTGCCACCCCGTTCGTAGGATTAACGCCGCGAGGCGTTAGTGTCATAGTCTTATTAGCTTCCTTACCAAGCTTGGTAAGAGTTACCGTATTCAATTTAGCCATGATCGAATTGACCCAAAGATTTAACGCTTAAAGCGTTGAGTTAAAAGGGCGAGGCTGTCGATTACGTGCTTAACGCTACGTACCTCAGCATCGATTTGTGGTGAGATTTGCGGAAACGCGACGGTATGCACGCGCGAATAGAAACCATGCAGCAGCTCAGCCCTTCGGAGTTCGAAAGTAGCTGAGTCCGCAGACGGCGCTATAACGCGTACGGACACGGACTTGAGCTTCACGTCCTTCCTATCGAATCCGTCAACTACATCGACGTAACGATAGAGCTGGCCGATCTGCTCTAGCATATCACCTACGTTAACAAACCAATCTGCGACGAAACTCAAGGGAGTAAGCTCCCAGGCAGTTTCAGCCGGATTAAGGAATGCTAACGCCGCCGTCTGCCAATCCCTCACCGGGATTAGCCGACCATTGTCAAAGGTGGCAAAGGTATCAGTATCCTGATAGATAACACCCCAACGATGACGCCGCTGTAACACTGCGGTAACCTCGAGCTGGAAATAAGTGCTCGGATAAAATATATCCGAGACCTTTTCTAGCTTCCCATGCCCGGCAGAGAATCGTTGAATTTTCGCGATTCTCTTGTGCACGCGCATGAAATCTTCCATTACAGACTGAATGTCGTAAAATAACGGCATCAATCCGTAGCGGAATTCGAGCCACAGGTTACTCGCACTACTGTTCTTCCACTCGCCACTGGCGAGCTTGTCGCAATAGGACTTGTTAAACGACGATCGTTGCCTCTTCCCAGCTTGGGAACGAGGTTCGAACGTTCGGATAACATTCCTGAGGCGTTTGAGATCTCCTCGCTTAACAGCGAGGAACCCTTCACGCATTCTGCGAAACAGCAGGAGAAGATAACTAAGCGTTTCTCTCCCTTCTCCGAGTAAAGTACCATATTTGGTACTAAACGCGGAAAATTGCGAAGAGAACCTTGGTCCGATTACCGACTGGTAATCGAAGCCACCCTGGGCAGCGAGGTTAACAATATAGTTGTCAAGCCTCACTGTGCCATTAACCAACTCCCCGCTGATGCGAACGGTGCCATCAAGGCGCACGAACGTACCATTGGGAACGTACTCTACCGTGGTGACAGGCCGGTAACCAAGATGGTTAACCGGGACTGTTGCCCGATGCGGTGTCTTCGAGACTTGCAAGGCAGGATTCCTGCCGTAGTCCGAGAACTGGCCATTCAAATAGCCAGAGAGTTCGTAGCGTCCAAGCTGAGAGTCGAAAGAGACGCGCTTCGGAAACCAAAGCGCGCTGAAATCATTTAAGATTTCGCCTTTCGATCCAAAGCGAAGACCTATTGGAAGGGTAGGCATAGATTCTCCTCTGTAG